CATCAATGTTTTGTAGAGGAAGTCTATACTGATCTCCTGGCTCACCAAGTGATGATAAGTCTTCATAGTTGCGTACATCGTTTAGTGACAAGAAGCCTTCTCTTAATCCCTTTGTGTAGGCATCAAATCGCTCAATTGTAGTACCACGCAAAAGTGCATCAAGGTTAAATCTAATAAATCCATCTGACTCAGGAAGTAGTGGAGATAGTGATTGCTCCAAACGCTCTAGCAATGAACGCAATGAATACTGTACAAATGAAAGGTTCTGTGCTTCTACAGATGAGTAGGACATAGCACCTGCAACAGGGTGTCCTAGTAGTGTAAGTGGAACACGGAAGATTCTTGCAATGTCTTCAACATTAAATTTTCTTGCTTCAAGCAGTTGTGCGTCAGAGGCATTGAGTGTAAGTGGCTTAAATGCTGCACCACCAGAAAGAATACCAACTTTACCTGCCATATATGGACCTGAGTGTGATTCTTGCCAGTTACGAGCAATGTCTCCTGCTTGTTCTGCATTTAATTCTCCTGCAACTTCAATAACTCCACCAGGGTTAGCAGCGTTACCAAAATATGATGCAGCATATGTATCAGATGCTTGTGCAATACCAACAGACATACGGCAAGCACCAATTGGGCTTAAGCCATAGTATGATCCTGGCATTCTAAATAGTGGAATATGAAGAACTTCATTACTTGTTAGAATTTGATCATATAGATTATTGTCTATATCCTTAACTCTGTATACAAGTGGTTCTCCTGGAATAGGTCTTTCAATTCTTACTTCATTTGGGTTTAGTACATATAGTTCTGTTACTTCGTTGTTATCATCTCGTACCGTCAAAATAAATGCATTACCATGTAGGTGCATAGAAGTAATTACTTGCTCAATAAATTCTAGTCTTGTTTGTTCTGGGTTTGGAGTATTAATCCATGCTGGAACATCTCCATAAACTGATGCATAAGATAAACGATTACGGCCTCTGCGTACATATGCACCCATTGGCAATGAAGAAATAGTATCTCCAAGTAGTCTTACACATGCATAAACGGTAGATGTACGAATAGCAGACTCTGTATCAACATATGTACCTGTATTGGCTACACCAAATAAAGGACGAGGTGGAATCAATGGAAGTATATACTGACTGTTCATATCTCTGGCTTCACCAGAAGCCTTTAGTCTTTTAGATAGACTCATATTTGATTACCCTTTTCCCTTAGTTAATTTTACCATCATTTGGTCGCATACCATGCTGCCATTTGTCCAGAAGTCATTGATGAGTTCCAACCTATTTCAGTACCAATAAATGCTCCAGTAAATCCTGTATCAACTGAATGAGTTGATGTAGTTCCAGTTGCATTATAGTCTGAGGCTGTTGCTACCTGAACTCCATCTACATATAGTGATAATGTTGAACCAGATCTGCTAACTGCTATAAAGTGCCATTGGTTATCGCAAACATTTGCTGAAGTAAGAGCAGTTCCAGTAGAACCATTAAAGTATGGTTGAACATCCAGAGTTCCTGATGATGTAATATTAAATTTACCAGATCCACCAGCACCATAGTTATATTGTGCACTTACATATGCAGCAACTACTTGTGTTGCGGAGGCTGGAGCACCATTTCTTCTAAACCAAAAACCAAATGTGGCATTTGCTGAGAAGAAACAATTTGTTAGTGTGTTGTTTGTTCCAGGTGAAGAATAAGATCCATAATACACCATTGATCCACCAACTGGACCATGACCATTTGAATAAATATTAGATGTAAATGAACCAACATCTCTTAGTACTACTTCTCCAGCAGAGGTTCTAAATGCTAATTCGTCTCTTTGTGCACTATCTGTAAGAGCCTCTCCAATTGGACCAAAGTGAGTAGGGATACCTATTGTAGAAATAGCATATCCAATCCAGTCTCCTTGTTGAGTTGAAGATAATGATCCATCACCCTTAACAAATTGATTAGATGTTCCACCAGCAGTAATAAGACTATTTGCAGTTAATGTTCCACCAATAGTTACAGTATTTGCTGAAAAATCTCCACCAATTAATGGAGTTGCTGTATTACTATTATCTATATAAAGTTTATCGCTGCCTGTTTCATTCTGCCCTGCTTGATATCCAAGGAACAGATTTCGTGAGCCAGTAGAATTTGATCCTGCTTCAAATCCAATGTATGTGTTATTTGTTGATTGGTAGCCATTTCTTCCTGCGTTTCTTCCTATTGCAGTATTAAACGAAGAAACATTAACTGCTGTTACAGGAATACTAAATCCTGTACCAGTCAAAAGTCCTGCAGGTGCTGTAGAAGCAAGAATTGTAAGATTTGCACCATTTCTAACACCTCTGCCAAGTACTATAGTAACTCCTGTTACTGCTCCACCTGATACTGTGATATCTGCAGTAAGGTTTCCTGCAGTAAAGTTTGTAAAGTGATCAGGAGTCAAATTAACATTTGTATATGTTCCATTAGTATAGCCAGATCCTGGAACGATTGTCCCAGTTGATGCAATTGTATCTGTTAGGTTTTGTAATGTTCCTTGTGAAACTCCAGTATTTCCTGTACCAGCAATAATATTAATCAGTGATGCTCCACCAACGCTAGTGTTAAATCCTCCATTAAAGTTTGAGATCTGACCAGCGTTACCAATTGCTGTATTACCATTCACACCATCAACATTTATAAGTGCATTTGCTCCAATTGCAATATTTCCAGAACCAGTTACAAGATTTTCTAAAGCATTAGCACCAAATGCAACCATATTTGTGCCTGATGTTGCATTTCGCAAAGCATTTGGACCAACAGCAATATTTCCTGAGCCTGTTGTTTGTCCTCTTAGTGCTCTATAACCAATTGCAAGACTGTTGCCTATAGTTGTATTGGAAAGAAGTGCTTCTTCACCAATTGCAAGATTTGTAGAACCAGTTGTATTGGATTGAAGTGCATTGACTCCAACTGCAATATTTCCAGTACCAGTTGTAGTAGCATTAAGTGTAGTAGTTCCTCCAATAGCAATATTTCCTGTTAGATTTCTATTCAATCCCTTGCTTATGAAAATTCCTCCACCAGTACTGCCAAGTTCAGCAGTTAATTGACCAGTTGACCTAATTGGCCCAATTGTTGTAGGTATACTTAAATTAGTTGAACCTGTAAAATCAGAAGTATCAAAGTTAATTGGACAGTTAATTATTGAATATGTTCCACCACTTACTTGAATTGGTTGTGTTACAGTTCCTGCTGAATTAAATACCTGAGTATTAAACATTGCAAGTTGTCCAGCAGCAGAAGTAACTGGATATGTAGCAGCAGAAAATACTGATGAATCAACAAGGAATGTGAAACCATTTGTATTAGTTACAGTACCAATACTTTGAACATTTCTAAAAGTAACTACTGCAAAAGCGCTATTAATTGTAGGAATACCTACAGAAGCACACTCATCATGGCGAGTTTGTCCAGAATTTGTAACTGATATTGTAGAAGTAATTGAATTTCTTGCACCTTTAACAAATAAATTACCACTAGAACTCTTATTAGTTGCAAGTTGAACAGAACAATTATTTACATATGCATTAGCAGTTCCTGTAACATCAAGAGTATCAATAACTAATCCATTTATTGTTGCATTTGTTGCAGATGTTCCTATTGTTAATGTTCCATTTATATAGATATTGCTATTACCAACACCTTCAATATTTACTGCAGATATATTAATGCCTGCAAATGCTGGAAGAGTAGGACTTTCTACATATGTTCCTGGATAGATTATAAGTGTATTTCTTGTAGAATCTACTAATGTTAAAGCCTTTGTAATTGTTGCTACTGGCTTTACTAAATCGCCGTTTCCAGTTGTATCATTTCCATCTGTTCCTGATACATAGATTACTCTGTCGTATCCCGCAAAATCTGGGCCTGTGGCACCAGTCGCACCAGTTGCACCTGTTGGTCCAGTAGCACCTGTAGTTCCTACACCTGTAGGACCAGTTGGTCCAGTATCTCCCGTAACACCAGCAGCACCTGAAGGTCCTGTGGCACCAGTTACTCCAGCATCACCAGTTACACCAGTAGGCCCTGTTGGGCCTGTGTCTCCAGTTACACCAGTTACTCCTGTTGCTCCTGTATCGCCAGTAACACCTGTAGGACCTGTTGGTCCAGTGTTACCAGTAACACCTGTAGGGCCTGTGTCTCCAGTTACACCTTGTGAACCAGTAGCACCTGTGGCACCAACGGGACCTGTCACACCAGTAACACCAATGTCACCAGTAACGCCTTGTGGTCCTGTAGAACCTGTGGCACCAGTATCTCCAGTAACTCCTGTTACGCCTGTGGCACCTGTAGGTCCTGTGGCTCCTGTACTTCCTGTGGCACCAACTGGGCCTGTCGCTCCCGTAGGGCCAACGATACCTGCACTAAATACTACAAAAAGAACATCTTGATTATTAGAAAAGTTAGTTGTT